TTAGCGTGACTTCCCCTCATCCCCCTGCTGGCGCAGCACCTCCAGCGCCGCCCGGAGGCAGGCGGGGTAGGGCACTCCCATAATCCCCAGATTTTCCAAAATAGACAGTCCCTCGTTGGCGATAAAAAACAGCAGCACCGCGGTGCGGGCGTACCCGCCGCTGCGGAGCATCCCGTCCAGCTGGGCCGCCGCCAGCACCAGCATCAGCTCCGCCCCCTTTCTGCACAGCCCCTGAAAGCCCGCCCTGCTGTCCAGGGCGCCGCTTCTGCTCTTTCCCGACCGGCGGAACACCCCCGCCACCGCCACGCCTGTGATATAGTCCGCCGCCATGCACACCACCAGCGTCTGAAGGGCGGTGTCCCACCCTCCCAGCAGGCCGGCCAGCCAGCTCCCCGCCGCCGCGGCCGCCGCCAGCGCAAGATTTCGTATTGACGCAATCTCTCTCATGCTTCCCTCTCTTCCCATTTTTCCCTCTTGCATCTATTGTGCTACTTCACCAGCTTCTCCAAGGACTCCCAGTCCAGACCCAGCGCCTCGATGCTGTCCCAGGTGTCAAACCGCTCCTCCATCTTGTCCCAGGTGATAAACCAGTACACATACTCAATGAGCAGATGGCAGGGGAGGATATCCTCAATAATCCCCCGCATCTCCTCAAAGCCGTCTGGAATCCCCGGCACATCGGGGAAGCGCACCTCCACCCGCCCCGGGTCGCCGGTCTCACTGGCCACCGCGTTGAGGCCGCACCCCCGCAGATTGTCGTTGATAGCCGCCAGGGTAAAACTGTCCCCACCGATGCGCAGCAGGGCGGCCAGGGCGGTGCGCCGGTCCTCCAGGGTATGGGTGACGGGACGCCGGGCCAGCAGGCGCTCTATATTCTCCAGCCCCTCGCCCTGGGCGGTGGACACCAGCATTTCCCGTTCCAGCTCCTCCAGCGCGGCCGCGCCGCCGTCCAGGGCGCCGCCGATGCTCTCCAGCTCCCCTCCGTTCAAGCTCCCCTCCAGCCGGTAGATACCCAGAGGGGCCAGCAGCTTTTTCAGATAGTCTCCATAGCTCATGCCGTACCCTCCAGCGCGGCAACCGTCAGCTGACCCAGCCGGGGCAGCTCTCCCACCGCCAGCGCCATATCCCCCGCCGGGGCCGTCACCGCACAGTTTCCTACTTCCTCCTGGCCAAAGACCAGACTGCTCACCTCCGCCCGCAGTACGCTCTTCCCCAGCCGGCGGCCGTCAAACCAGCCCTCTACCGCTCTCCGGACGGCCTGCTGGGCCTCCGCCTGGGTGTATCCCTCCGCCGGGCGCACTTTTATTGTCAGATCCACCGTGCGCGGCACCGGGGCCTTGACTTTCACATCCACGGCGATCTCCCGCCGGGCCTGGAAGTATTCCTCCAGCTGTGCCAGGAGGTTCTGGTCCGGTACACCGTCCAAGGTGGACACCACTACGTCCACGCTTCCCTTCCCTCTGGGCCGGGGGATGACCTGGGCGGCGGCCACCTGCTCAAAGGACATGGCTCCCTGCTCATAGAAGGCGGCGTTGGCGCCGTTGGGCATCCGCCGGAATGTCTCCAGCACCCGCTGGCGCAGGGCCTCGTCCTCCTCCTCATCCATGCCCCCCAGAAATGGGGCGGGATTGGAACACCGCCGTATCCCCACCGGGGCCACCGCCATGGTCAGTACGGTCTCCGCGGGGACATTTCCCGCCTCTCCCGGCTCCGCCGCCTCCGCCGGCACGGTAACAGACGTGGTTCCTGCCCGCAGCACCCCCGCCTGGGTGGTGACAAAGCGCATCTGCCCCGCCGTCATGCACACCGTTCCCAGGGGAACAGCCAAATCGCTCCCCGACGCTCCGTCCACCAAAAAGCACAGCGTCCCCTGGGCCCGGGCCGCTCCCCGGCGGGACAGCCCCCGCAGGGCGGCGTGCCGGTCCAGATACTCCCCCTGTGCAGTCTGGGGAAAGCACTGCCGGGCCACCCACTCCCCCTGGACATACAAGGCGTGAATCTGGGCCGCCACGGCGTACAGCCGCACCGCCATCTCGCTGGTGCCGCTGATCTGTGTCCCCGTCCGCTCGCACAGGTCCGCCAGCATCCCGCTGTACAGCTCCTCAATGCTCTTCATTGTCTCCCTCCCCTCTGTCCTGCCACTGGGTCTGCGCCGTCATGGCCGTGCCGTTCCAGCGCAAAAACACCTTCAGCCGGCCCCGGCCCGCCTCCTCTTCCAGGCGCACCTCCTCCACCTCCAGCTCCTCCTCCGGCTCCAGGGCCTGCGCCACATACTGGCGGGCCAGGGCCAGGCGCTGGGCGGGCTTCACCCGCCCCAGCCGCCAGAGCTGGCTGCCCAGCTCCGGCATCCACGGGAGGGCTCCCCGCCTGGCGTTCAGCCGCAGCAGCACCCGCTGCAAGATCTCCTCCCCGCCGGCGACGGTGCGCACGCCGCCCCGCCCGTCCGCCTCATAGTCTCCATCCCGCAGCATCAGATCCATTACGTATTTCCTCCGTCTCCATCGTCTCCTCCCTCCGCCGGTGGCTCCAGCGTCAGGGGGACGCCGTTTACCAGCACCTTTGCCGCCACAATCTCCACATTGCCATTCCGCCGCAGGGCGATGGACGCCCCGCCGTTGCTGAACAGCTGGATCTCCCCCGGCTCCAGGCTGCCGCCGTACCGGGTCCCCGCCACGCAGGGCGTCTCCCCCTCCTCCCCGGTTTTCAGCACCAGCACCTCTTGCCCTGCCTCCGGCTTCCACTGGTAGCCTCCCGGCCCGAAGACCGGCATTTCCCGCCGCTCTCCGGACGAATACACCCCCGCCGGATTTCCCGGCAAGGTCACCTGGCCCACCTGGGCCTGGCTCTCCTCCCGCCGCCCCTGGCGGCTTCTCTGAGACAGCCACATGATTTTCCCTCCTTTCACTTAGAACCCGGCCTATGGTACCGCTTTCTATTTCCATTTATTATTCACCATGGTCAGCTGGGTATAGGCCCCCTCTCCGTCCACGCCGGTCTCGCACTGGTCCACCAGCCACGTCCCGGACAGCCTGGGCCGCTCCACCCGCAGCTCCACCTGCTCTCCGGGCCACGCCGCCCAGGGGCTGGCCAGCCGCAGGGTCAGTGTTTTGGTCCCCTCGGCGGACCGGTCCAGCTGATACTGTCCGCTGTACCGCTTGGCCTCATACCCGCTCTTCCGGGGCAGCGTGAGCACCTTCCGGCTCATGCCCCCCTGCCGGGTGAAGTTCTGGTTAATTACCTTCTGCTCCCCCCGTCCGGTGCGATCCCGCACCAGCACCTGGGAGAGCACGCCGTACCGCCGCTCTCCTAGGGCCGCCCATGTAATTGGGGCGGTTTCGTCCAGCACCCGCCGCCCCGAGGCGCCTCCATCCAGGCGCAGCCGTCCCTCCCGGTCGAACCGGGGCAGCACGCCTCCGTGGTAGCGGGCGAATTCATACACCACCGCCCACTCGCTGCTCCCTGTCTTTACCGAGTAGCCCGGCACCGAGGGCAGCTTTTCCCCCTGCACCGTCTCCACCCCGTAGGGCTTCACGTGGTTTTGCACAATATCCTCCACCGTGGCCAGCTGGTAGTCCGCCCCTACCGCCTCATTGTCCAGCAGCAGGGCCGCCATCCCCCGTCCGTGGATATCCAGCCTGGCCCCCCGGCTGTCCCACCGGGTCTCGTACTCATCCACCACGCCGGAGAACACCCGCTGCGCCCCTTTCTGAGCGTAGAAGCGGGTGGCGTCTCCCAGCTCCGGGGCGGCGGTCTCGCCCCACAGGCACTGCACAAAAAAGCTGTCGCAGGGGGCGCCCAGCCCATAGCGGAAGGTCCACCGAAAGGCCTGGGGCAGCGACAGCCGCCGCCCGTCATAGCAGCTCAGCCAGCACTCCATCATTTCACCCGCACCCGCTCTCCCGGAAAAATCAAATTGGGGTTTTTGATCTGGGGATTCCACCGGATGACATCCTCCAGTGCCGACCCGTACCGCCGTGCCAGTCCCCACAGGTTCTCCCCCCGCCGTACTGTGTGCCACACCCCGCCGGCGGAGCCGGAAGGGGCCGTTCCACCCGCCGGATACTCAGTCTTCAAGCTGTCCGTATATCCGCCATAGCTCTCCCAGAAGGTAAATGCGTAGCGCACATAGTCGCTGCGGGGCTCCTGCTGAAGGGTCAGCTCCACAAAGTAAGCATTGGCGCACTGCCACACCGGGTGAACCAGCAGTCCCGGCCCCTCCCTGTAGAACACGCTGGCCAGCTGCTTGAACTGGCTGTAGGCGTCCGGGCCAGTAAACTCCCCCTCTCCCCGCATCACCCGCCGCCCCGGCCCCAGGTCCTGAAGGTGATACCGCCCAAAGGGCACTTTATTGGCCGCCATGGACCGCTCGTAGTCAATCCGATAGGTCCGTGGGTTGTGGGGCCACACGAAGTCCTTATACCGCATGGGTTCCAATCTCATACCCATCCTCCTCCGTCAAAACAGGGGAAATCCCCCGTCATACCGCCGGGCGTCCCGCTGGAAGAGGCGGTCCAGCCCCTCCGGGGACAGGGAAGTCTCCCCGGCCCCCGCCGTCCCTCTGTCCAGCGTCCACCGGACGGACCGGCTTTGAATCTGCCTGCTGTACTGGGCGGCGGAGCGCCGCTGCCCGGCCTGCCGGGCCAGGGCCGTCCCGCGGATGCGCTCCATTCCGGCGACCTCCGCGGCCCCGCGGACCTGCTCTATCCCGGCGATCTCCGCCGTCCCTGCTCCTTCCTCCCCGGCGGACACCGCCTCCGGCAGCATTTCTCCCCGCCTTGCTCTGTCTCCAACCCTTCCGGCAAGCTCCCCGGCCCGAACGGCGGTCTGGAGGGCCTCTTTTCCCAAAAAACCGGCGGAGCCTGTGCGCTCCTCCGGCGTCTCTCTCCGCTCCCACGCGTTCTCTCTCCTCTTCGCCCTTTTTGGGGCGGCATCCGGGGCGCTCCCTGACAGGGCAGCGGGGATCTCCTCGCCCGCCGCCCTCTCCCGGGACTCCCTGGGGGCCCTCTCCCCCTGTTTTTCCCAAACAGGGGCCCAAAAAGCCCACGCCTCCTCCGGATCCGGCTCCCCATCTGAATGGTCTTCCCTTGGCAGGCCCTCTCTCCGCCCTGCCTCTGGGCCATATTCTCTTTCCCGGCCTTCGGAACGCGCCTCTCCCGCCGCCGCGGATTTGGGCGGAGCCGCTTTTGTCTCCGCCCCGGGTCCCAGGACCGCCCCGATCTCGGGAAATTCGATGGTCTCCTCCTCCTGGGGCAGCTCCGCGTCCAGCAGCGCCTCTAAATAGTCAATCAAAGCGCCGCCCCCCGTCCCAGGGCCTCAAACCGCTCCTGGTCAAACGCGGCGTTGTGCCCCCCCTCCTGCTGGCTGACGATGCTGCCGCACCCGGGACACCGCCCCTCCAGTGCTTCCGCCCGGCAGGCGGGGCACAGCTGTCCCAAGGCCTCCTCGTCGTCCAGCATCAGGTTGAGGATACACCACAGATAGTCCCGCTCCTTCATCTCTCTCACCCGCGCCTCGCTGGGCAGGGCGCTGAAGGTCCGGAGCACGCGCCAGCGGAGCCGGGCGTCCGGCGCGTGCTCCAGGCTTTTTTTAGGGTTTCGGCCTCCGCCTCTCCCTGCATAGAGGGGTTCTCCTCCCGGTCGAAGGCGGCCCACTTTTCCGCCAGGGCGGCGATCTCCCGAGCGGTCAGCCCATCCAGCGCGGCCTGTCCGTTTTCAAACAGGGGGGTTCCCTCCCGTTCCAGGGCCCGGGCCAGCAGACAGGCATTGGCGCACAGGGCCCGCTCCCGACCGTCTCTGGCCAGACTCTCTGCCTCCCGCCGGGCCTCCAGCGTCTCTCCGGCGCTCAGCAGGCGCAGCGCCAGCCCATCCTCCAACGCCAGCCGGTCCGCCCCAGCCAGCAGCTTTGTCCAGCGATTACCGCTCATAGGGCCATCTCAATCCGCTTGGTGGCCACAATGGTAATCTTCTCCACTACCATGGCCCCCAGGGCGCCGGTCTCGCTGATGTCGCTCCACTGGCACCCGGAGTAAATCACCTTCCGGTCCGGCTTGCAGATCACCAGGCTGAAGTCCTTCAGCTCATAGAAATTCAGTCCGTCCCGAATGGCCTCGTCGGTGGCGTACAGCCGGGTCAGCTCCAGCACATGGCTGCGCTGTCCTGGGATGGAGGCCACCGGCTCATCCTCGCCGAAGGCCTCCACAATCTGGCTGCGCTTTGTGGTCCGGGCGGCGTAGCTCTGCACCACCGCCACCTTCCGGCCCTCCACCTCCAGATAGATATCGCTGCTGGTGGGAAATCCCGCGATTTTCACTGTACATTCCTCCTTTAAACTGTAATGTGGGCGCTCAGCCAGATCTGGTTGAGCCCGTGGGTCACTGAGAAGGCGAACTCCACCCGGCACACGGTGGGGTTCTGTGGGTCCGCCTGGGCGGTCACGCCGTCATAGCTGTTGATGATCTCCCGATTCACCTTGTTTTCCAGCTCCAGCACCACCTGGGACCGGATGGCCCCCCGGCTCTGCTCGTTGTTTTTGGCCCGGCGGAACTTCACCCGCAGGGCCTCCCGCACGGTGGGAATCACGTCGTCCACAATCCGGATGGTGCTCAGTTCCCGCCAGGTGGTGTCGGACGCGCCGCCGGTCTTGGTGCGGGTGGTCACCCCGCGCACCACGGTATATATGCCGCCGCTCTCCTCCACCGGGGTCACGCCCCCCTGGACCAGCGTGTCAATCTCCCCGTCGGTGTACCGGGCGCTCAGGCCGTTCAGGCCCTTCAGCTCCGCCCCGCCCAGGGGCACCGCCGGGTCCCGTTCCCCGGCGATGGCTCCTGCCACGGCGGCGGCCAAAGCGGCGCCGTTGTCCTCCCCCGCCGCCGGACCCACCAGCACCACCCGCTCGCAGTTGAGGCCCGCCGCCCGCTGGGTCAGGGCCTGTACGCTCTCCGCGCCGCCGCTCACCACGGCGATCCGCTCCCGCCGGGCCTGGGACGCCTCCATCACGCATTCCCGCAGGGCCTGCTGCACCGTCAGCTCCGTGCTGTCGCAGGTGAGGATTGCCGCCCCCTCCGCGCTTCCCAGCAGAGAAAATGCCTGTGTGTAGTCCTCTCCGGCCACCGGCACGGCGTACACCGCCGCCGCTCCGTTCTGGAACAGCAGCTTGACCAGCCCGCTCAGCGCCGCCTCCTCGCCGAAGGTCTCCGCCGCCTCTTCAAACCGGCTGAAGTGGTACAGGGCGCCGGCCTCCCCGGTTTCGCACTGTGCCGCGATCCCCACGGCGTAAGCGCCGCCGCCCCCCTGCACAATGGAGGACGCGTCATAGGAGGAGTACACCCCCGGCCGCTCATGGCTTGTCATTTGATTCATGCTCTGTTGACTCCCTTCACTTCAAAATCCAGGAAGGCGCCTCCCTCATCCGCCGCAGCGTAGAGGTACGCCTGGCACACCGCCCGCACCGGACAGCGCCATCGATCCGCCTCCCCGTCGTAAACGCATTCTCCGCAGGAGAACTCCTTTATCTTCAGCCCCGCCGGCCCGCCGGTGTGCAGGGCCTGGGCCAGCCGGTCGAAGGTGCGCTCCACCTCCGCCGCCCCCTCTCCCGGCCCCGCGTAGAGGTCCACGCCGAAGGTAAGGAGTACCCGCCGGCCGTACAGCTCCACCCACCGCTTTGTCTGCTCGTCGTACCGCTCCCCCAGGTAATCCCGGAACCCCGCCGGGCCTCCCTGGACCTCCCGCAGGGACACCGCTGCCAGACCGCCCCTGCTCTGTTTTCGGCTCTCCTCCGGCCAGGCGCTCACCGCCCGCACCCCCTGCTCCTCCAGGAAAGCGGTCAGACACTCCCGAATATCATCCAGTCCCGCCAAGCTACCCCTCCTTGTCCTCCGGCGATACAACAGCCCACCAGTGGGAGAACTGCGCTCCCGCCCGGATGGCCTGGGCCCGGCGCACCCGGTAGCTTCTCCCCCCGCACACCACCCGGTCGTTCCACGCCACCGGGACCTTAGCGCTGCCCAGGTAGAGGAACCGGCCGGTGCGCCGCCGGCCCAGGGGAGTGGGGACCTCCTGGGCGTCCCCACCTCCCTTCTCCAAAATGGGCTGGAGCAGGGCGCGCCCCTTTTGGCAAGCCCCTTCCCGCCAGACCTCCACCGGCCGGCCGTACTCCTTCAGGATCCATTCAAACCCGCCGTTCAACCTCTTACCCCCTGAAAGCAAAACCCTTCGTCTCTTGCATAGGGGGCCAGCAGGCGCTCCGCCTGCTCCCGCAGGGCCGCACCCCGCCGGCCGCCCCCGGTATCAATGCTCAGATCCCCGGCGGAGAACCGTTCCACCGCGCCCCGCTCACTCCTCAGCCCCAGGGCCAGGCAGGCCGCCGCCAGGGGGAAGACAGGGCAGTCCTCCGGCCCCGTCCCCGCCCTGAGCCGGGGGGCCAGCTCTTCCGCCGCCGCCCAGCACAGCGCCGTTATCCCGTCCCGCTCCTCCCGGTCCAGGCCGCCCAGCTCCACCGCCAGGGCCAGGATTTTCTCCTCCAGCTCCGTGCTATACATGCAGCACCCTGGCCGCGTCGGCGAAGAGCTTGGCAAACCCGCTGACGCTGGTAATGGCCGCCCGCTCCAGCTGCCGGTCGATGAGCTTGTCGTACTCCACCATTACCTCGCTGCCCTGCACCATCTCCAGGGCATAGTTCCGGTCCAGGCCGATCATCGTGCCGCTGCCCAGTGCGGAGGTGCGCAGCAGCGTCGCCCCCAGCGGGGTATTCAGTCTGCCGGTCCCCTGGAAGTTGAGTCCCGTCAGGGGATTCTGAAACTCCTCCAGCTTGAGCAGCGCCCGCATCACGTCTCCGGATACCAGCAGCGTATTCATCTCATAGGGGTCAAACTGGGCCCAGAAGTCCACCAGGCTGTCATAGCTCAAGGTACCTTTGGCGCCGCCGATGGGGCTGGTGCCGATGGTATAGCTGGGCGCCGGGTTTCCGTTGCCGTCTCCGTTCTCCAGCACGTCGATGGCGTCCTCCAGATGCATCCGGTTGATGTGCGCGCCAATCTGCCGCAGGGTAACGGAGAACAGGTCCAGCTTCTGATAGCGGATGGCCTCATAGGGGGCCACCAGCATTCTGCCCCGCTTGTGCAGCCGCACCAGATTCTCCTGGCTTCTCACCCGGGTCTGTGGGATTTCCGCCCCTTCTGCCACATGGCGCAGCTCCTTATGCTTTTTTTCCGGCACGCAGGCGATAGACCGGTAGTCCATCCCGTCGAACTGGGTCACCGCCGCGGTCATCTGCGGCAGCAGATTGCTCTCCTCCATGCCCTGGCGCACCGCTCTGGCGATGTACTCAGGAAAAAGCACCGCGGACTGGGCGCTGGCGAAGAACTTCTCCACCACGTCGCTCCCCTTGCCCTTCACCTTGATGTCGAAGCGTTTGAGCTGCCGCTGATAGGCGTCCAGCCCCTCCATGGCCGTCCCCCGGTAGCTCTCGGAGGGGTCCTCCCGCTCCAGCACCTGGGTAAAGGATCGTCCCGCCTCGTTGTACATGCCCTTTTCCAGTCTCACTCGCTCACACTGATAGCTCATCAATCTCTCCTCCCTCTCTTACAGCAGCACCACAGCGGCGCCCTCGCCGTCGGCCTGCACCACCAGATAGTCCGCGCCGTTCTCGTCCGCCGCCATGCCGCCGCTGCCGTCGGCGGACAGCTTGGCCCATCCGATGCCCACGCCTGTGGCGGGGACCGTTGCAAAGCCTCTCACCTGCACCGCGGCGCACCCGTTCTTCACCGCCGCGGCCACGCCGGCCGGCCGGTCACCGGCGGCGCAGGGGGCTGCCGTGCCGTTTCCGCTCACCTTTACCACCTGGCCCGCCTTCACATTTTCTTCCGCCTCAAAGGTGGCCATCACTTCTCCAATCCCCTCAAACGAAATTCGCTCCATCTCTTCTCCTCCTTAATTTTGTTTAAATACGAAATCCCTCATCTGCCTGCGTCTCCAGCCCCTGGCTGCTCTGGTAGCTCAGCTGGCTTCCCGCCGGATAGAGCTGCTCCAGCCGGTCCTCATAGGCGGCTTTCAGGGCGGCCAGCTCTCCCTCCTCCAGCCGGTCCGCGATGCGCGCCATGGTCTCATGGCTCAGTCCCGGCTCTGCCAGGCCGCCCAGCCGGGCCACCTCCCGGCGCAGCTGGGCCAGATAGCGCCTTCCGGTCTCCGCCTCCCGCTCCAGCCGCTTCAGCTCGGGCCTGGCCTGGACCAGCTCCTTCCAGCTCATATCCATATGCTTGAGCACCCCTGCCTGTCTCTGGGCTGGCACAGCCACAAAGGACCACTCATAGGCGTCGATCACCCCGGTCAAATCCGCCCAGCAGAGCTGGCCGCCGTAGCGCTGTCCCTTGATATGTGCGCACCGCCCCCGGTCGTGGATGTCCTCGCCGCACACGGAGCACACTGCCCGTTCCACGCCGCATCCGATGGACACCTCCCGCTTGATGCCCCCCTCAATCTCTGCGATGAGCTCCTCATTGCCTGGGGTGCGCAGCATATAGGCGTACCCTTTCAGGTAGCAGTAGGGCTCTCCCGCCGCGGTGCGCGCCTGCTCCTCCCGCACCAGCTCGGCGCGGTAGATCCGGGCCACCTGCTCTTTGGCGCTCCAGTTGTGGTCGAACACGCCGCACTTGCCCACAAACCGCTCCGCCAGCTCCTCCAGGGAGGCCAGTGGAAACCGCTCAAAATCCCGGTCCACCTCGTTGTCGCACAGCCGCACGCAGAAGGTATACACCTCCTCCTCCGTCAGCTCCTTTTTGCTCTGGGCGTGAATCAGCGCCAGATCCGCCGGACTCACCGTGCCGCTGCCGCCCACGCCCGCCTCTTTGATAATGTTCATGTCCGCTTCTCCCCCTCCAATTCGTTCTCCATCCTGGTCTTTCGGGCCTGCTCCCGGTAGAGCTCGGCTCTGGCCTCCTCCACCAGATCCTGCAAATTGATGTCCTCCCACACCACCTGGATTCCGCTGCCGAAGCCGTGTACTCTCAGCCACAGCTCACAGATCCGCTCCACCACCGGGGTCAGTGTGCGCCGTATGGCGGTGATCTCGCTGGTCATCATATCCGCTTGCTGTGCGCTCATCCGCTCGGTGGTGGACCAGCTCAGCCCCAGCAGGAAGGGCGGAATACCTGTCCGAGCCACCAGCTGTTCCAGAATCTGCCGCACCGGCACCTCGCTGTCCAGGACCTGGTTGTCCGCGCCGATGACCTTGATGTCCACGTCTCCCACCGCCACAAAGTCTCTCACGCTGCCTTGCTTCCCCGCCTGCATGGCGGCGGACCACTCTCTGGCGATCTGAGCGCCCCGCTCCTGGGCTCTTCCCCGCTCCAATCCGTCCCGCTCCGGCCTGCACACCACGGCGAAGCGCACATTGCCCATCCGCTCCCAGTTCATCCCGGTGGCCTGATAGATTTTCAGCAGGATTTCCACCAAGAAGGGCATGGACCGCAGCAGGGACACCCCATAGGGGCTGTCCGTCTCCGGCTGAAAGGGCGTAAACAGCAGCAGATCCTGCCTTGGCAGCGGCTGTGGGACTCCGTTTTCTCCCCTGACGCACAGGGTAAAGTCCAACGGGCTGTCCCCTTCTTTTATCATCAGATCCGCCGGATTTCCGCACAGCAGGGCGGCAATCTCTGTATGCCGCCGGTCCAGCACCAGCTCCCCCACGCCTCTGCCGCAGGTGAGCATGGCGTCCAGATAGCTGTCCAGAAAGGACTGCAATCCCCTCTGTCCCCGCCCGGTGTTCACTGTGCGCAGAAATTCCGCCAGTCCTGGCGCCGCCGCCGGGTCCTCCGCCTGCACCGCCACCCCGCCCACCAGCCGCACCAGCTTCAAAATGGCGGCGTCCACCACCGGCACCGCCTCCCGGATGCTCCGGTACAGGGCGATCTCCCCATTGCGCAAGGGCACGTACCCATCCAGCAAAGCGAAGGGGTGCCGCTCTGCCTCCCGCAGCTGTACCGCCGGCGCCTCCTGCTTTTTCCCCTTTTCAAACCACCTCAAGCTTTAAAAACCCTCCCATTCAGAACACCTGCCGCTCCACGCACAGGGCCTCAAACTCCGTCTCCTCCTCCCGGCCGGCGATGGTGGCGGCGAAGTAGCGGATGTCGTCCATGGCGTGGTCGTGTTCTTTTCTCACCTGGTCGTCCCCCGCCCGCTCGTCCCAGCAGTACAGGGAGAACTCCCGAATGGCGTCGCCGCATCCCTGACAGATCACCAGTCGCCCGGTCTGGAGGAGCTCCGCCGTCCTTCGGATCCCCCTCAGCACCTGATTGTCCGCCTTCACCACATTCCAGCCCTCCCGGCGGAGGATTTCAATAAAGCTGGCCGCCGACGGATCTACCACCACGGTGTCCACGCTCCGCTCCCCCGCCAGCCGGGCCAGGTCCTGGGCATACTCCCCATCGGTCTTCTGCCGGCCTGTCTTTCCCGCGTCGTAGTAGTACTCCTTTACCCGGTACCACACTCCCTCCCGCAGGCCCCACAGCCCGAAGGAGGCCGGGTTGCGGGTCCCGTAGTCGCAGGAGACACACCACCGCTCCATGGGTCCCTGCGGTACCGGCTTGACGTAGCTGCTGTCGAAGAAGTCGTATACCGCCCCCTGGGCGGCGGTCCACTCTCCCAACACAAACCGGCGGTAGAAGGTGCCGCTGTAGGTGCGCGCATACCGCTCCCGCACCTGTCTGGACAGGCTGGGGTTGTCCTCCATGGTGAAGTGGAGGTACAGCGCCCGCCGCTCCTCGCTCTTTTCAATCCACTCCCGGTAAAACCAGTGCTCCGGCCCCGCCGGGTTGCAGGAAAACCAGCTCTTGGCTCCCTGGACGGAGCACCTGGCCAGCGCCTGCTCCACAAAGGACCGCGGCATAAGGGCCACCTCATCCAGCAGCACCCCCGCCAAAGTGACGCCCTGGATCAGCCCGGCGCTCCCCTCGTCCCGCCCGCCGAAGAGATAGAAGGTGTTGTGCCGCCTCCCCCGCCGCACCTCGATCACGTTCCGGCTTACCTTCTCCTCACACTGGAACCCCAGCTGTCGCAGGGCGGGCAGCACCTCCCGGAGCAGGTTGCGCCGCAGGGCCCCCACGCTCTTGCCGCACAGGGCGAACTGTTCCTCCCGAAAGCGCCCCATGGCCCAGCAGAAGAAGGACAGCCCCATGCACAGGGTCTTCCCGCTGCGCACCGCCCCGTCGCAGATAATAGCCTCCCGGTCCCTCCAGGGGGAGCGCCCGCACCACCAGGTCAACACCGTCCGCTGTTTGGGGGAAAAGGATTTAAATTTCAT